TTACAAATGGCTAAGAAATAGCTTGACAAATCTATAGTTTTATGTTATAATAAGGTATATGGCAGTAGATAAAGAACTACAAGAGTATTACGAAAGTAGATTCTCTATGATGTCAACTAAAGGTTGGAAAGACTTTATAGAAGACACACAGAGTTTATTTGACCAATACAATCAAGTTACAACAACTGACTCGTTTGAGGACTATCACAAACGTAAAGGTCAGTTAGATATCCTACAATGGATTCTCTCACTACAATCGGTGAGTGAACAATCTTACGAGGAATTACAAAATGAGGAAATTATTTGAGTTTCATTGTTCTCATTGTGACCATTACTTTGAAGAACTTACTGAATATACTCAACATTTAACATGTCCTTCTTGTGGCAAAACTGCGAGTAAAATTATTTCTACTCCCAGAGTTCATTTAGAAGGATGGTCAGGAAGCTTTCCAGGTGCGGCTATGGCTTGGGAAAAAAAGCATAGATCACGTAGCCAAAGCAAAGAAACTGACGAATAGCCAAGTCAGCTTCTTTCCTATAATGCTAATGCACAGGAGAATAATATGGCAGAAGTAATTGACGAAGTTTTAGAAAATGAATTGGAAGCTTCTTCCCTAGATGAAGAAAAGGTTGAGAACTCTGAACCAGAGCAAACTGAACCAGAACCCGAAGCTAAAGAAGAAACTAACCCAGAGGATGATCTACCAGAGAAGTATAAAGGTAAATCTGTTAAGGACATTGTAGCTATGCACCAAGAAGCTGAAAAACTAATTGGTAAACAAGGTTCTGAAGTTGGAGATTTACGTAAAATAGTAGACGACTTTATTAAAACTCAAACGGCAACTAGTTCAAAAACTACAGAAAAAGAAACAGAGTTAACAAGTGATGATTTTATTGATGATCCTCAAAAAGCAATTAATACTGCTGTAGAGAATCATCCTTCTATTAAAGAAGCAAGAGAACAAGCTAAAGCTATGAAGCGTAGTGATACGCTTTCAAGGATTAAAGCAGAGTTTCCAGAAGTGGAAAAGACTGTGCAAGATCCAGCTTTTGCTGAATGGATTAAGTCATCAAAAGTTAGAACAGAATTATTTACAAGAGCAGAAGTTGATTATGACTTTGATTCTGCTAAAGAACTTTTAGATACTTGGACAGAAAGACAAAACATTTCTAAAAAAGTAGCTGAAACTTCTAAAGTAGATAGAGAGCAACAAATTAAAGCTGCTGATGTAGGTAGTAACAGTTCTAGTTCTGAACCTGTTTCTAAAAAGAAATATCGTAGAAGCGATATTATGAAACTTATGCGAAATGATCCTGAAAAGTATGAAGCTATGTCAGATGAAATTATGGCAGCATACAGAGAAAACAGGGTTATTTAATTTAACATTTTAGAAAAGGAGTTAAACTATGGCACTAGGTACAAATCATGTAACTAATACCACAGCCGATAAGTTTATCCCTGAGATTTGGTCGGACGAGGTTATTGCTGCTTATAAATCTAATTTAGTAGCAGCTAACCTCTTTAAAAAACTATCTTTCAAGGGTAAAAAAGGCGACACTTTACACATTCCAAAACCAACACGTGGTGATGCTTCAGTAAAAGCAGCTGAAACTCAAGTAACATTGATTGCAGCTACAGAAACAGAAACTACTGTAGTCGTAGATAAACACTACGAATACTCACGTTTGATTGAGGATATTACAGAAGTACAAGCTTTAACATCAATGCGTAGATTCTACACAGATGACGCAGGTTATGCTTTAGCTAAACAAGTAGACACATCATTAATCCAATTAGGTCGTGGCTTTAACACAGGTGGCGGCACAGCAGCTTATGAAGATGCTTACATTGGTTCTGATGGTACTACAAAATATGTGGCTGCTTCTAACAACGAAGCTGCATTAACAGATGCTGCTGTTCGTAGAACAATTCAACGTCTTGATGACAATGATGTTCCTATGGATGGTCGTTTCTTATTAATCCCACCATCAGCTAGAAACACATTAATGGGTTTAGCTCGTTACACAGAACAAGCCTTTGTAGGTGAAGTTGGTAACGGCAACACAATCCGTAATGGTGAAATCGGAAACCTTTATGGTATTCCAGTATTTGTTTCTTCTAATTGTGATACTGCATCTGGTTCAGGTGCTGCTCGTATCTGCCTAATGGGTCATAAAGATGCAGCAGTTCTTGCAGAACAAGTTGGTGTACGTTCACAAACACAGTATAAACAAGAATACTTAGGTACTCTTTACACAGCAGATACTCTCTATGGTGTTAAAGAATTACGTGATGATTCTTGCTTTGCAATAGCAGTTCCTGCTTAATGCTTGGGGGTCCCCTCGTTCTGAGGGGATTTTCCTTTTAGGAGAAATAAATGATATTTAAATGTAAAAAAACAGGTAACACAGTTGAGTTCAAAGCTGAACATGATGTAGAAGCTATGAAACAACATCCAGACTACGAGGTAGTCTCAGAATCTAAAACTAAAACAACTTCCAAAAAGAAATCATCTTGGCTTGATAAGGACGAATAATGGCTATTTATAGAGGACCTGGTGGACCAGGAGACGCAACAACTGATGCTACTAATGAAGCTACAGTAGCGACCAATAAAGCTGCTGAAGCGGCTGCTAGTGCAACGGCTGCTGCGGCAAGTGCCACAAGTGCTGCCTCTAGTGCTACTTCAGCTACATCATCTGCAACAAGTGCTTCATCAAGTGCTTCAACTGCTTCAACTCAAGCAACTAATGCAGCCACAAGTGCAACCAATGCAGCAACAAGTGAAACTAATGCTGCTTCAAGTGCAAGTGCAGCTTTAACTTCTCAAGAGGATGCTGAAACAGCAGAGACTAATGCTAGTGCCTCAGCAACAGCTGCGGCTAGTTCAGCTACTTCTGCTGCTGCTTCTGCTACAACTGCAAC